TTAAACCGCCTGATGTCGCGCTTTATCAAACGGCTTTTTAGTCTTGTGTATATAAAAGGCGATTTTTGCCAATTTCCGCATTAGTGCAACGATGATTATCATCTTAGGCTTTTTTGCCGCTTCCAAATTGCTTACTAGCTGAGGAAATGCATTCATGCGGTATGCAACAAGGGCAGGCATAAACAAAGCGCGTTTTAATTGGCGGTGTCCGTATCGGCTCAATCTGCCTTTTTTATTGACACTTGTCCCTGATTGTTCAATTTTTGGGCTTAGACCGGCAAAGGCTACAAATTTATTCGCTGTTTCAAAATTTTTATCTGTCAGGTGTCTTAGTAGGATCACTGCGGTTTCTTTTCCTATTGCCGGTATGGTTTGCAGGTTTTGATATTCGATATTGAGACTTTCTTTCTGTTTTATCATGCCTTCTATCCGCTTTGATGTCAGATCTATTTTTTCTTCAAGTAGTTCTATGATTGCTTCATGGGTTGATTTTATGTATATGTCTTTTGCGGTATGCAACCTGTTTTGTGTTTCTTTTTGCTGTTCTTTTAGTTGTTGCAGCAGATTAACCAGCTTATAGAGTATTGGATTTTCAGACGGCCTAAACGGTGTCAGTTTGTCTAAGTGTCGGTTTGCAAATTCGGCAATAAGTTTTGAATCTGCTTTGTCTGTTTTGGTATTGCTAAACTGACTTTTTGCGTATTCTTTGATTTTTAAGGGATTAATGACAAAGATCGTATATAGCGCGCTCAAATATTCTGCCGCCTGTTCATAGTAAATGCCTGTTGCTTCCATACTTATGGCAATTTTTCTAATTCGTTTTGTTTTTATCCAATTAATCAGATTCTCAAATCCGTCTGTATTATTGGATATTTTTATATAGTCTTTGCTTCCTTTAGTTGTAATCAACGTTGCATCTATCGTATCTTTCGACACGTCCAACCCTATTACATTCATTTCATTTTCCTTATTTATTCAGCCTACAATGGCTATGATGATATTCAATCTTTAAGGTAATTGGACGGTTCGACATTTCTTTTCGTCAGTTTTTAACTTTGGACGTTATACTGTCTAAACCGCCCAGGCTTTTGTTTTGCGCTTAAACAAAAACCTGTAAACCGCCTCAAATAAAACGATTTACAGGTTTCAATTTAATTTACCCAATTTCAAAAAGGCGGGAGTTCCCGCACCCCGTTGATATTTATTTAACCGTTGATTCCGCTTTGGCTACATCAACAATTAAATAAATATCTCTTAACTACCGACCTTTGCACCATTTTGGAATCCTGTTGTTTCTCCTGCTTCGACATAACCGTCATACATCAGGTTTTGAGGGCTTTTACCACCCATTATAAGCACTTGACCATTTTCAGGCCTGTAGGCTGTCTGCGGTGCTGTTTGTGGCTGTTGTACGGTATGCTGTTCATCTTTATATGGGTTGAATGGAAGGCCGTTTTTAACGTAATCCTTACACATGGCTTTAGTAACTTCTTTCAGCGGCGTGCCTTGAGCGCTATAACAAGTACAGCCACTATTACCACCTTCAACGCAACCGGCGATGTATTCAAAAGTTTTAACTTGTCTTACATTGTCATAAATTGGTTTACTTTCAGGTTTTTCGGCTAGAGTAGGAACAAAATCGGCAGAAGTAAGGTTGTTACCGGTTTTCGTTTGAAGTTGAACATCTGAAGCTGTAGCGTTTACAGGTACAACGGCTGCATCTTCGGACTGTTGACCGACAGGCTGCGCCTGTTCTACTTGGTTAGTGCCTTGCTGATAGATTTGATAAACGTTGTAGCCTTTCCAAGCCATGAAAGCAAATATACCTATCAAAGCCCAAACAGCAAGCGGAATATTCTTTTTAAACTTCTGATGCTGGCTGGATGATTTGTAATACTTAAAAGCATCTTTAGGAGGTTTCCAACTAGCTGATTCAACACCGCTGACACCGGCGGGATTATCAAGGTTCGTAACACACTTATACCAAGAATACTGCTTCATCCCCACGGCTTTTCTTTCAAGATGGGTATGTTTTGACACGAGATTACGCACAAATACATCAAGCTGACTTGGGTGCTGGGTCATCAAAATAACTGTATGGCCGTAATGGCGGAGTTCGGTTAATTCTTGTATATAAGGCGGAACAGGACGACCGGCAGCGCGAACAGGATAAGTATAGTGTGCTTCATCTACAATCAAGACAGCGCCTTGCGGAATAATATCGCGCAACGGTGCAGACATGATTTCTTCTTCAGTGAGTTCATGGGCATTGAATTTGCGTTTGTCTAAGCCGTCAATATGGCAGAAATAGAGCGGGCGATCTACTTCAGTACCATCTTCTAGTTTCATTTTGAACAAACCGTCTTCATTGTTCAGAATCATGGACACTACACGCGAGGTTTTGCCTGTGCCCATATTTCCGGTAAACAAATAAATCATAAGGCTACCTTGGCATAACAAAAGTTAATTTACTTAATGTATTCATTCCGATATAGAAACTGAATGCGCCGAATAAATAACCGAGACCTTGGCCAAAACCACCGATTAAAAGTAAATTGAGAATATCAGACGGCATGGAATTTATTGCATTTACGGTGTAATCCTTAAATTTATTTAGCGCAATCATATAGCCTGCATATGTCACAAACGTCATGCCAGTAGCAATAATTATTCTGACAATGAGCATTTTTAACAGGATTCCCAAAAGAGGAATCAACCCGGCGAGCAGCGGCATATTATCCCTTTCTCAAAGAGCCGAAAACGATAAAGGCGGACATGATGATGAATCCGAGAAGAACGGCAAAACGAACTTTTTCCATCAAAACGCAGAGCGGTTCATAACTTATTTGTACCGGTCTTCCCCAAATGTTGAAGCTTTTGGGTTGAGGGCAAACACCATTTGGCGGCAAGAAATTGTCACTATCCCACGTTTTTTCATCGGTTACCTGAGGAATTTTAATGTCATCGAACATACCTTCTTCAGGTTTGCCCATTTTGTCACAGGCTAAAATGTCGGGAAAAAAATCACAAAGTAAGCCTTTTGATTCTTCTTTCTTATCATCTTTTTTATCTTCTTTTCTTTTATCTTTATCAGATGGATCATCATCCGGATCAGGTTTATCATCCGGACGTTTATCAGGCTTATCATCGGGATTACCGTCAGGATTACCATCAGGTTTTTTATCGGGCTTTCCATCGGGATTAGGATCTGGATCAGGCTTCTTATTGGGTGCTTCAGATCCGCCCGGTGTAAGATCAGGTCTTTGAGTTGTTGCAACTTCAGCTGTCGTATTGCCGTTTGAATCCTGACCAAAAGTAATTGTAACTTGAACCGGTTTGCCGTTTTCGGGAGTGTAAGGGCCAATGGTTACGACTGTTCCGGAAGGAACTTTGATATTTTCTTTATATTCAGGTTTACCAGCGCCTTCTACAAATGGCGTGGGGTTTCCGTCAATTATAGAAGTGGCAATTTTTAAAAATTCATCCTCATCTAAAATTTTAGAAAAATCACTATTTTGGAAATAATAACCATATCTAGACGGTTTACTAGTTTCGCAGGCCACCCCATCAAGCCAAAAACAATTTTTAAAATAAATGTCAGGTTCATTGGGCTTTACAACACTATCAAAATATTTTTTAAATTCTGATTCGACTTGCATTACTAATAATTGTTGGGCTTGTTTTTCGCTTGAACCGCCTTTAGTTAATGCCCGCATCACAGACGTATCAACACCTACACACGATTGCTTTTCCGACATACACAAGGCATTTTTATAAACTTTTAAAAATTCTCCGCTTTTATCATTAAATTCATATCCAGCAGATTCTAAGGATGGATTAACAATTTGATATGCTTCGTAGGCAAAATAAGCAACAGTACCCCAACCGCTAAGACGAGATCCTAATGCTGCACCTCTTTTTACAAGGCCAAATGCGCCAGATAGGACGGCTTTTCGGGATACTTGAGCTTCAATAGTTACAGGGACAGTTGAGGCAGATTTAAAGCCTGTTGATACGTCACGGACAGCTAGGGATTTACTGGAGTTTTCATGATAAAACATATTCCCACCCATGCCACCACGACCATTATCTAAATACCGCCAAGTTCTAACGCCATTTTGATTAAAACCGCCAGTCGAAACACGTACTCTACCATTTGATTCAACAACTAATTCAGCATGAACTTTAAAATTAAATCCTAATAGAATAACGGCCATAATAATAAGCCGTAGAAATTTGACCATCATAGAACTCTTTGCATTCAAAGCCATGTTCTAAAAACTGAAATTTTAAAAACGAGCCATCTTCAAAAAAAACTAACATATCATCAAGATATGTTCGATTTAAGAAATATTGAGATGCACTTTTTACCATGTTCTTAAAATCAGAAATTGGATAAATTTCTTTAAGTTTGAACATTTCAGCTATAAAAACATGACACAATTTTTCATTTAAATAATCTGGATTCGTGTCTTTTTTGAATCTCAATTCTTCTTCTGAAATATAAAACATAATACTAACTTTCGTAATGGTTGCTGAAAGTTAGATTTTGCCATTACCCTAATAGGGTATCAATCCTTAAATAAAATAGCCCCTATCAAAACCGGTACTGCCAGTCCCAAGTAAAAATAGTAATCCATCATTTAAGAACCCTTTTCAAAATGGATACGAAATACACCGATGCCATCACGCCGAATAAAAGCCATCCTGTATCTAAACCGCTTTTTAAATTTTCACTTGGATCGCATTTAGGTAAATCAGCTTTAATCGTCTGTCCGTTCAGTTTCCATAATGTGCCGTTGTACTCAGGTTTGATGATTTTGCCGTCTTGGGTTATTTGAGGTACTACCAAGCTGAAATAGACGTTTTCAGCTTGGCTTTGCTCAAGACATTTATTCCCGACTTGGTAGTACATCTTAATTACCTTTTATCGCAACAAGCGTTTCACGATGGCAATCACGAACAGCGCGGCAAATACGCCGACTACCAACCAGCCCGCTTCAAGGCCGTCGGCTTTCGCTGATTCGATACCTGTTTTTGCGGCTTCGGGCAATTCGGCATAGGCAGATGTGGCCAGAGCCAAAGGAGCGGCAGCAACTACTGCCAGTTTTGCGCCGTATTTACGGCAAGCGTTCATCAATTTCAT